ATTGGGTATTTTTCTTTTTCTTCTTCAGTTACTGGGACTGCTTTGACAGCTGACCATTTCCATTCTTTAGCGTTAGTCCCATTAGCGAATACCATACCTTGTTTAGGTTCATTTATAGTTTGTGGTAACCATACTAGTTCTGTATTTTTGTCTTTCCAAGCTAGGTCTCTATATAATTCTGGAAGTATAGACATTTGCTCAGTATAGAACTCACTTCCTTCTTTCATTAAACTATTAGTCCAATACCCGCAAGATAAAGACATCCAGTTAGTTATCTCAGGTGTTACTTGTGTTTCGTAACATAAATCCCCTCCTGATTTAGGGCATGTAATAATTTTATCCATTTTTATAAATTTTAAATTCTACAGGTATTATTTTTAAAAACTCTTCAATATTAGGATGGTTATAAACACATATACAATCTTCATTATTAAGATGACTCATTGGCCTATATATAATATAACCTAATGATAAAAGATAATCTATAACTGGTTTATCATTTTCATTATCATAATTTTCTAGTAATATCCAAGGTTTGTTTTTAATTAACATTTTTTCCATACCTTTTAAAGCATATATTTCTGAACCTTGAATATCCATTTTAATAAAATCTACTTTATCTACATGAAAAAATTCATCATCCCATTTAATTAGATTAACTTCTTCTGAGTCTGATAATTCTTTAGTTAAACCTCTTCCTCCAAAATTACATATAGAATCAGTTTCCATATGTTTACTTTCAGATTCCATGTATAATTTTGTTTTTTTATCTCCTAAACCTAAACGATATTGTTTAACTTTATCACTAACTCCATTTAATAAAGCATTAGTGCTTAATAAATTAAAGATAACAGATTGAGGTTCAAAAGCATATACTTGTTTTCCAAGTTTAGCAAATTGTACAGTATGAAATCCTATATTAGCGCCAGCATCAATTATAATAGATTCTGGGGTAATAAATTTAGAGTATACGTCATGTAAATGCTTTTCCCAGAATCCATATCTCAACATAAAATTTCCTATCAAATCATTTTCTATGACTAAAAATGATCCTAAACCTATATCTTGAGTTTGAGCTAAATTAATTTGTATATTACCCATTGTTTTCTTGTTTTTTAATTATATTTATATTTCCGTTTTGATTATATAATATTTTATATCCATCATGAGGTTTAAGAAAATATGAAGCATATTTGTATATTAATGATTTCTGCCCCTCTTTCCCTTTTCTTATTTTATTAATAGAATCAACTCCTTCTATAGCTATGGCTTTTGGTGAAAATTCATCCAAAAATTGATTTACAGCTTCATATACTGTTTTTATTAGTGATGTATAATCTTTTAAAGAATAATCAACACTACTTGAATAACTACTTCCATTAACAATAAAATCTAACTCATATATATTATTTTCTATTTTATGAAACATTATACGAATATTATTATCATATGGATCTCTAAAATTAGTAAAAATATAATCATTATTCTCATTAAAATCAAAATGATTTTTAAATGAATTAGTATTGAATAATTCTACAATTTTTTCTTTTACTATTTCTATTAAAATAAATGATTTATGATGTTTTATATCTCGCCCCACTTTTATTTATTTTAGGATTCAATTTTTTTTAAAGATGGTAATTCGATTTTCTTTAATTGAGGTAATTTTAATTGGATTTGCTTTGGAAATTCAGGTACATATTTAGTTAAATATTCATCTAATTTTTCTTTCATTTTATCCCAACTGAATTCTGTTTTACTCTTATATCCTTGGCGTTTACCACCATCAATATATTTTTTATAATTTTCAAACATATCATTCAAATAATAACCTATTTGACCTTGATCTGCTGAAAACCATTGACTCTCTTTTAATAACCATTGATTGGCAGCACTAGGATGAACATTAGTTAATTGACCAGGTAACATAGTTGTGAATTCAGGATTTAAAAAATCTGTATGTCCACTCCAATTAGTAGTTAATATTGGTTTTTTAGATAAACTAAATTCAAGAAGTGGGCGACCAAAACCTTCACCTTTTGTTAAATTAACCATAGCTTTTACTTTTGGATGGTTATATAACTCATTCATTTCTGAGTCTGAAAATTCACCATGTAAAAGATAAATGTTAGGTAAATTATTAGAATTAACTGTTTTTTTAATCATTTTGATTCGTTTAAGAATTTCTTCACGATCAACATATGATGAACCCACCATTGATGTTTTTAAGATAAGTGCAGGGCGTTTTTTCTTGTTTTTAAAAATCTCATAAAACGCTTTAATTAATAAACCAACGTTTTTGCGGTCTTCACCTAGGTCGCCGTTTATCCAATGCCCTACGAATAAGTAAGCGAAATCTTCTTTAATTGAATCCAAATTAATATTTTTGACTTGATGTTTTTCAATTACTTTATATACATCTAAATCTGCACCTTCAAATATGACTTCTACTGGTTTATGTAATTGAAGAGTACCTTCAAGTTGATTAGTTTGTTGATTACGTTTTTCAAATTTAGATTCTTCAAATATTTTTTTAGAATGATTTGATGATACTAAATTTAAATTCATCCTATTAAGACCTTCAATCCAGTCAGGAGCGCAAATTGTTGTTTCAATACCTGCTGTTACCCCTATATTGAATTTTCCTACAGGTTGAAATTCAGATGGTATAGTAATTTGCATCCATATTTCAGGTTGTTTAGGTAATTGAGGTTGATTCCATATATGATTATTTAAAAATTGCCATTCAGGATGATCATTAATAAATCCCCAAGGTGTAGCTCCCCATCTTTGTGGTATAATTTTAACATCATATTTATCTAATTCTATAATAGCTTTTACTAAATCTCTTGATCTACTTGAATAACCACTATAACAATCTATAGGGCAACTGATAAAAAATAACGGTTTGTTGTTCATATAACTTTTTTATTTTAATATACTAATTTGTGGTTTATAGTATTTGGTTCTAATTCATTACAATTTATTAATTCATATTTTTCTCTTGGTTTCCAAGTATCAAATAATTTATCAAAAGCCTTTATCACTCTTTTACCTTGTTCTTCTCCAGTAAATCCAGCTTCTTCTCCAACAGCCCACTCTCTACCTTTTAATCCTCTACGTCTTAATTCTTCTCTTCCTAAATTATAAGCATTCATGATTTGAGAAGCTGCATCTTCAGCTGTACATCTATCATCCCAAATATAAGGTGTGACTGGTGAACCTACAATTGAACGATTAGATGGGAAAACTGGAAATGCCCATTCACCACATTCTTTTATAGTACCATTATGGTTAGAAGGAAAATTAGCGTCAAAATCAATCCATTTTCCCTTTTTTGAGAATCTCATTTGGTCTTGCATTCCTCCAGTTACATTAGCAATAATTGGACGACCAGCTAATATAGCTTCAGTTAAACTTAATCCCCACCCTTCATTTGATGTTAATAATATTTGCACGTCTGCACAATTATATAATAAATTCATTTCAGGTGTACTATATCTATTAGTTGAGAAAAATATATTATATTGTTCTCCTGTCAATAATAATTCTCTAACTGCTTCTAAATCAGTACCATGTTCACTTACAATTTCAGTATGCAATACAAGAGCACATTTCTTAGCTTTTTCAATTGGTAATTGATCTATAAACAAACGATATGCCAACATAGCATCAGGAATTTGTTTACGCCTAATATTTCTTGAATTAAAAAATAAAACAAAATCAAATTCTTTATTTCCAAATATGTTTTTCTTGAATTGAATTAAATTAGGATCTTTCTCATCAAGCGGCCTCATTATTTCATGATTTAAACCATGAGGTACATATGTGATTATTTTATTTTTAGCTTTTTCACCTAATACTAATTTATTAATATTAACCGTTTGTTTTGAAATACCCATTAATAAATCACATGCTTCATAATATGCTTTATTATATAATGGGGCTGGATAATCATCCCAAATATTTAAATAAGCAATTGGTATTTTTTTTCTTATTTCATTTTCAATTTGGAATATATGAATGAAATAACGTGGGTCAGTAATTAATAATAAAGCATCTGGTTTTTCAAATTCGATTAATTGTCTAATAAATTCTTGAGAACCATACCCACTTACTGGATATAACACAACATTTGAGTCAGTTAGACCTGTTGTTTTATTAGTATCTTCGTTTAAATCAAAACGTTTACCTTCATCAGGATGTTGTATTGATCCTCCAACTGTAACCCAATTAAAATGTTGAGCTGTATGTAATACTATTTCTCTTCCTACTGTTGCTACACCACTATGAACACGAATATCATCTGTGATTAACATTATTTTTTTCCTCTTATCTGGAGGTAAATACGAAAACTGTGGATTCATATAACTGATTTGATTTTTTATTTTTCTGTTTTAATTTCGAGGTTAGTGTGGTTATGGATTTGTTTTCTAAATTCAGGATCTGTTAAATATAAGTGCATAGCTCTATCAGCTAATTTTTGTAATGAAAATTTATATCTAACACATGAAATACGAAATTCTTCCCAGATTGTACTATTAACTTTAACACTAGTTAATACTTGTTGTGATTCATTCATAAAATTGTTTTTTATATTGTTATATATAAATATATGCAAATTTATGAAGATACACCTTTATCACAAAATTCTTTTTTATTGAAAGGACAAAAAAAACAATTATTTCTACTTGGGTTAGCTGTATAATGTTTTTCTTTATATTTATTGTTTTTTTCATCAAAAACTTCTTCAATAAAATTAGTAACAGCTTTTATAGCTTTACTTAATTTAACTTTACCACTAGCTGGTGAGAAAGTTTGGATACGTTTTTGAGGATATTCTGATTCTTCCCATATTTTTCTTTTGACAATAAAAAATTCAATATCAATATTATCAATAGGTATATTATATATCTGACTAAAGTATTGTTTGTATAATATTAATTGGAATTGTTTATCTTCATCTTTTTTAGTTTTATCATTCCACCCTCGAGTGCTTGTTTTAATATCTATTATTTTAATTCGATTTGTGGGTTCATGATATAATACTAAATCTAGATAACCTTCATAAATTATATTTTTATACTGTTGATGAGGAGTAAGTTGAATTGGTACTTCACAACCTACTAAGTACCAATTTTTTTTACTAAAATATCCTCCTTTTTTCTTTTTAAAGAAATTTAAAATAGCTAAACCATCTTCATAAAATTCTCTCAATTCAATAGGATTACTAAAATGAATTTTTTTATTTGATTCATATTCTTTCCTATATATCTCACCTAATTTATCTTGAAAATAGCTTTCAATATCTATTCTATCAGCGGCAGCAGTACTTTCATTATAAAAAATATCAATATAATGTTGTAATGTTTCATGTATTGCCGTACCAAAAACAGTATGTATTGATGATCCAGAAAAATAATTCCCATCTTTATATTGCAATTCCCATTTTTTAGGACAAGAACGAAACATATACATTTGACTATAAGATATAGTTTTCATGTAACTATAATCCATTTCTGGAAATTTATGTTTTTGTATGTCGTTTATGAGTTGCGGGATATATTTTTTCTTTTTCAAACTATTATTTTTTCCATTTATTTCTTAAAACCATCATTGCTATTATACCATAATTGGCAATATCAATAAAACTATCAATCATTGGTTCACCCTCAACATAATTTTTTCCATCACGTTTAATTAAATTTTTTAATCGATTAATTTTATCACTACATCGTAACCATATCCCCATAATTGAAAATTTAACATCTTCTTTATCTTCTAAAGTTGAACCTAAAGAAATATTATTAATTCCATAATCAAGCATTTTCACAGCAAATAAATTATATTGTTCTTCTTGTATACGTTTAAATTCTTCAGCCATAGTAGGATATGTTTTTTCAAACGTTTCAATAACAGATTGTCCCTGTCCAGAAGATGGTGATGTTGGGTATGTATAAATATCTTTATTCATTGTCATAAAATTAATTCTTTTAAAAGTTTCTTTTGTTCTTTTTCATCAACACCATGTTTTGTTAAAATAGATATAATACCTTCTTTACCTAAAAGATAAGTATATTCTTCAGCTTCTCCAAGAGAAATAGTATATTCTTTAGCGATATATTGTAATAAAGTATCAGGTGTTCGTTTTTTAGATGATTTGATATATTTTGACCAAATATTTTTCTTAGGTATCATATCACAGTATATTTTATATATTTTCTCTTTTTCATTGTAAGGAATAATTTGCACATAATTAACTATATCAATGTATTCAGGTGTCATTGATAATGCTCGATGTATCATAAATACATTAAATAAAGCTTTATCATCTTCATTAAATGAATTCCATTCATTTTTATTTACTGTGATTTCTTTAATCCAATCGAAAAATGATTTCATTAATTAGTCTTTATTTTCAAATTCTTCTCTTAATTCTTTAGGTAACATTTCAATTAATATATTACCTGTTTTTACATCATAAAATACTGGAATAGGAATAACAGCATCTTCTGGTGTACCTGCTACAAATTTAGAAATTTTCTTTAAAATTACACCTTCACTAAATAAATAATTACCCTCAGGTGAATGAATTGTTTGTGCTGATTTAAGATCTATGTTCAGCTTCATTTTGTTTGTGTTTTCCATATATTTTATTTTATATTTTTATAATTAAAATAGAAATTAATTAAATCTATTAAATCTAAATGATTTAAAGAATCAGGACATAACCCTATAAAATGCAATATTAATTCCATATTATATATTTTGTAAGATTTTAGAAATACAAGCCATAAAACAAATTTCTTGATCTAAACGAGATATTGAATGATATTTATATTCTTCGATTATGATTGTAATTAAACCAACATTTTTAGTATACTCATCTATATTATCATATAAAAACCTATATAAATCAGTATAATCGCTTAAATCAGCATCTGCTAATACTTGACGTATTGTATTAAATGATTTAGAATTTGGTTTTTTAAGCGTTTCTAATATTTGATTTTTATAATCATCTGATATATTAATTGAATTATCTAATACTATAGTATTATTAATAGTATATTTTTGGCAAGCATTAAGAATACGTCTAAAATCTGGATAATATTTTTTTATAATAGCTACTATATCTTCAGGAGTATGATTTATATTTTCATTATTTAATATATTATTTATATGTTTAGCTATTACTTTTTTAGTTGGAGGTTGAAGATCAAATTCTTGTAGTCTACTTCTAAGCGGTTCAATTAATCGTTCAGGGTAATTACCTGTTAAGATAAAACGAGTATTTAAACTATATGTTTCTATCATATTAAGTAATAGTACTTGTGAAGCTTGAAGTATATGAGTTGCTTCATCTAAAATTACTATTTTAAGTGGTTTAAATGAACCAGCAGCAGCAAATGAACCTACTTTATCTCTCATAACATCTATACTTCTTTCATCAGCAGCGTTTATATATAAATAATCACAATCTATATTATTAATTATAATTTTAGCTAATGTTGTTTTACCTGAGCCTGGAGGGCCAAATAATCCAAGATGTGGAATATCTTGTTTATCTATATATGTTTGGAATTTTATTTTATTTTCATCTAAACATATATATCCTTCTAAAGTGTCTGGTCTATAACGCTCGTTAAGTATTGTGTGTTGTTTCATAATTTATATTTTTCTTTTATTTTATTATAATACTCAGGATATTCAGGAGTATATCTTTTAAGTAATTCAAGATAGTACTTATGTTTACATTCTTCGTCTTCTGTAGTCTCATATATTATTAGATCTCTTAAACGAGCAGCCATTTCATAACGTTCAGTTTGAACACACCAGTCTAAACGTTCTTGCATTACTTCAATATAGTCATTTTGAGTCATAACTTATTTTATTTCAATTAAATTAAGACGCAACATTTCATCTATTTTACTTCTAACAACATTAGGATGAGTGTTGAGATATGTTTGGTCATATTCCATAGAACCTACAATTCTACACCATTCATTTAAATTATCAAATTCATTTTCTTCATATGCTCCATAAGCATACATTCCTGCGTCTGTAATTAGTGTTTCTAATTTAGACATTTTATCCCAATTATCATATTCTGGAGAATTTTCTTCTCCATATAGTAAATTAAGACGTTCTAGTTCTGTTTGGGTGTTTTCTTTTAGATAAATTTTCATAACTTTTATTTAATTAATGGTCTCCGTAAATATTATATCTCAATGGTGGTTGTTCTGCTGGTTCTTCATTTATAACATATAATTTACCTCCAAATGGATCTAACATAAACTTAACATGTTCTTTTACTATGCTAAAATATACATCTAATGTTATAGTGAGGGAAGAATATATCTTCCCATCACTTAACAATTTCCATGTATCTCCTTTACCAATAACTCGTTCAGCTATTTGAGTGTATTTTTCTTTCATATTTTAAATTTAATACATTCCTCCCATATTGCCAAACCCTTCATTAGATTTCTTTTCTTCTGGTTTATCTACAACAGTACATTCTGTTAATAAAATTGTTCCGGCTACAGATGCTGCATTCTCAATAGCACATCTTGTTACTTTAACTGGATCTAATATTCCTGCTTCTTTCATGTTGGTGAAAGTTTCTGTTTTGATATTATATCCTTTCCAATTATCATCTCCCATTTGATTAATTAATCCATAATATTCTTCTTCTGAATATCCAGCATTGGTTAGAATCTTTATGAATGGAGAAGCACATATTTTATAAATAATATTTTTACCAATATGAATATCTGAATCTAATTCAGTTCTTGTTCTAGTGATTGCTTCTCTAGCATATAATAAAGCTGTTCCTCCACCAGGTACAATACCTTCTTCAATAGCGGCTTTAGTAGCATGTAAAGCATCATCAACACGATCTTTCTTTTCTTTCATTTCAGATTCAGTATTTCCACCAACATGAATAACAGCTACACCACCTATAAATTTAGCTAAACGTTCTTGGAGTTTTTCTTGTTCAAATGGAGTTTTTGAATTTTCAATTTGTTGTTGTAATTCTTCAATACGTTGTTCAATAGCTTTTTCATCACCTTTACCATCTACAATAGTAGTTGTATCTTTGTTAATAGTAACTACTCTTGCTTTACCAAACCAATCTGTATTAAATTTATCTAGTTTCATTCCTTTTTCACTACTTACAACTTGACCACCAGTTAATGTAGCAATATCTTCAAGGATAAGTTTACGACGGTCTCCAAAATCAGGTGATTTAACGGCACATACTTTTAAAATGCCCCTTGCTTTATTAACAATAAGTGTTGCTAAAGCTTCACCATCAATATCTTCAGCAATGATAAGTAATGATTTGTTTTGAGTAGATACATTTTCTAATATAGGTAATATTTCTTTCACTTGAGTGATTTTCTTATCTAATATTAAAATTAAAGTATCATTTAATACACATGACATTGTATTATTGTCTGTAACAAAATATGGTGATTTATATCCTCTTTCAAACTGCATACCTTCTACAGTTTCAAGATATGTTTCTCCTGATTTACTTTCTTCAATATGTACTACTCCTTCACGGCCTACTTTTTTCATAGCTTCAGCAATCAGAGATCCAATTTCAGTGTCATTGTTTGAAGAAATAGAAGCTATTTGTTTAAGTTGATCTTCAGATGAAATGTTTTCCTTAAGAGTGTATCTTAAATATTCTACTACTTCTTTTACAGCTTGGTCAATACCTCGTTTAATTTCAACTGCATTAGCCCCATTATTTAGATAAGTTAAACCTGCTTTAACTATTTCTGAAGCTAATAAAGTAGAAGTTGTTGTTCCATCTCCTGCGATTTCAGCAGTTTTAATAGCAGCTTGTTTAACTAATTGTACTCCAAGATCTTCAATAGAATCTTCAAGAGAAATTGATTTTGCTACTGATACTCCATCTTTTGTACTTGATGGGTATTCACCTGGTTTTGAAATTACTACATTTCGACCATTAGGTCCTAATGTTGCTGTTACGGCATTAGATAATTTTTCAATACCATTAAATAATTTTTTCCTGGCCTCAGGCCCAAATTCTATAACTTTGCTCATATGTGATTTTATTTTGTTTTTAATTAATCTTCAATAGTAGCTAATACTGTATTTTCAGCACAAACATAATATTCTACTCCATCATGTTCTACTTTAACAGGACCCATTTGAGGTAAAATTACTTTCTGTCCTACTTTAAGTTGTGTTGGTAATAATTCTCCAGAATATGATAATTGGCCTGGACCTACTGATACAATAGTACCACTTAAATTTCGTTCTTTTCCTAAATCAGGAACGATAATGTTTCCTACTTTTGTTTCTTCTTCATCGAATGGTTTAACGATGATTGCATTGAATTGAGCTTGTAACTTCATTTTAATAACTGGTTTAATAATAAATATATTGTTTTAAGATTCTTTTGCTACTAAATAATATACACTTGTTAAAGTATTTCCTTCGGTTTTAAATTCTAATTTCATTATACCATCTAGATTTATAGACATTGTTCCTGAATGCATGTCTTTATTACAATACATAATTTCTTTAATCATTTCTGAGTTATATTGTACTTTAAAATTTTCAGGTGTGTTTGATGTTTCTATATTAGGTATAAAAAATGAAACTTTATTAGCATACTCTACATTTCCTCCGAATTCCATTTCAAGTATATATTCTCCATCAGCATTAGATGATGATTTAATTACTACTGTTTCACTTTCATTTACAGCTGTTTTAGCTTTTACAATAGAATTAACACTTTCATTATCAAGTGGAGCTTTAATACTAAAATTAATATCACCAATAATATCGCCTGATTTAGGTATAATCATTAAATCAGCTAAAGTATAATTGAGTGTAAAATTTTTATCAGCTATTATAAGTTTACTTGGTGTGTTTTTATGTTTAATATAATTTAATTCTAAAAAACCATTTGTAATTTGTAATAATTTATTAAGTTGGGTAGTATTGCTAATACCTATCTTAGAATCTTCTAATGGGATTCCTTTAAATGTAATACCACCTAACATTTCTTTAGATGGTGATGTGAATTTAATATTTAACTCATTATTCTTAATATCCCATATCACAGCTTCATTCATACCATTTAGGTAATATTTTGATATAGCTGATAGTAATTGTAATTTTTGAATCATAACTATAATATATAAAATATTTTTTAAAAAACCAAATTTAATTAATTAAAAGTAAAAAATTTATTAACATTTTCATTAAATATAACAGCACCCCATCCTAAATCTTGATATAAATTCTCTAATTTATTTTTTATAACTGATTCAAACATTTGATTTTTATCAATATATTTTTCAGCAAATTCTAAAATATCTGGAGAGTCATTATATCCGTTTAGTCCTAATACATCTATATGATATGGGTTTTCTTTTAAGTATGCTAAATACATTTTATCACCAATTTGGAATGTGTCATATTGTTTTGTTTGTTTTTTAAATCTAATTAAATCGTTTGTGTATATTGCTCCTTTAGTATTAGTAGGACATTTTAAAGCCAATTTAGAAAATATTTCTCCAGCGGCTGGTTTTTTAGCTATATATTCATCTAATTTTTTAAGTCCTGTTGGTTTTAATAGTTTTTTCCAATCTATATTATTTAATGACTTTTTAAAATCTAATATAAATTTATCAATTTCTTCTTTAGGAGTATCAAATAATATTTTTTTAATTAATTCTTCACCAAATTTTCTAAATAATGGAGGGAAATTTGATTTCATAATATCTAATCCCTTCATATCTAAAGCATCTTTATGATCAGGAGGTATTGGAACTCCTTCTTTATTTACAATCCACATAGCATATCTACGTTTACCTGACCAATATGCTTTCTTTACAATTACTTCTTGTTTTAATTCAAAATAATGTTTATGTTGTATATTAAATACTTGTTTAGATATATTATCTAAATTATTATTAGCATCAATAATAAGTTCTTGGGATAATTCAATTAATTTAGAAATTTTTTCTTCCTCATTTATGATGTCAGGGTATTTTAAATTAAGTAAATCTTTTAATTCAACATATGCTGAATCAGTATCACTTGCAATTACAAACTCTTTTCTACCATTATTTACAATATTTTCTAATTTAGAATTAATAAATATAATACTTTCTTTAGTTAGTCTCTGACCTGAATTAGTAATAGATGCAGAACATATTTTATATCCATCTGTATATCTCCAACCATTAATTGCATAAGTACCATATAATGCGTTTTGTAGAATTTTGAAAGCTAATTGATATAGGTCATATAATTTATAATTCTCCCAATCTTCTTTCTTACCTGCTTGTTTTTTAAGTTCACGGTAATGTTCTCTTTGCTTAAACCAATCTTCTAATACTTCACATGAAATACTCTTAATATCATTCCTATAGAAAGCTCCACTCGCAGATATAGACCAATTATTTTCTTCTATTAAATCAATTAAATCTTTAATTTTAATTTGACCTTTTTTCAAATCATATGTTTTATGATTTAATTTTTCAATGTCTAAAACAGTGTCTGGAGGTAATTGTTTAAGTTGTTCTAATGAATTATATTGTTCATAATTATTTTTAGTAACTATTCTACCTACTAATGTTTCAACTCCTAAATTAAGTGATTTAATAATACTTGGATATAGACTTGTAAAGTCAGCATCACTAACATATGAGTATAAACCAGGTGTTGGTTCTAAAAGGTATCCGCCAGCGTATGATTCTTTTTTCCTTATAGTTTTTAAACTACGTTCTTTTAAAGTATTAGATTTGGTTCTAATTTGACATTTACTTGATTTTTCATCTATAAAAGTAATTATACCTTCAATTGTTGGTGTACCTCGTTGATGTTGAATTTCATCACCTATATTTAATTCTTTAATAGATTTATTGGTTGTTGTTGGTTTATTAGGTGATACTATTCCTTTACGTTTGAGATAAGTTAATATAGCTCCTTCATTTAATACTGTATTATAATATATTGAATCATAAGGAACATGACATAAATGACATATTAGGATAGTTAATTTAATAAATTGTAATTTATTTTCTAACGCCTCAATAATCTCAACGTCACGTAAGTTATATTCAATAAATTTATCTGGGTCTTCTCTGAATAGTTTATCTAATGAGCCATTATATTCAATTTTACCTAGATTAGCATATTTTACACCTATGTCTCCTAATTTGTATGATGGTTCTTCTTTCATTATATACTTCTTAACTAAAAGCATATAATCTAAACTATTAACTCCTCCTATAGAAATAGGTGAGTATGGGTTATAGATATTATCATTTATTTTTTTAATTGGAGATAAATATAATACCATATCTTCACCCAGTATTTTTTTCATTCTGAAGTATATATATGGTATATCAAAGAAATCACTATTATATCCAACTACAACAGTTGGGTCTAATTCAATCCATAAATCTAGAAATTTACTTAATAATTCTTTTTCTGTAGAGCATGGTATAATTTCTTTATTATCTTTATTTACATACTCTATAGTTTGTTTATCATCAAGTATATAACAATATTTTTTACCATTATTGACATTGATTAATGCTAGAGATGTTATTTTAGCATTCGCCTCTCTAATAGATTGAGGGGTAAGTGTGCCTAAAATTTCAATCTCAATGTCAAGATATATTGTGTTATGGAATGAAGGAGCTGAATCATTTTCATAGTATAGATCTCTTAATACTCCAATTTCTTTTTGAATATCTTTTTCTAATATTGTTGGGTCATGCCAATCATATTTTCCTATAATTGGGGAACAATAATCTCCAAATAAAGTTTGATATTCACCATCTTGATCTAATTTATATACTGTTGGGTAATATTTAAAGGATGACCAACCACCTTTGTCATCCCTTAAATAACATGTTCCTTTATCTTCTCCAGAATAAGAATAATAAATACTTTGGTACATAACCTTTTAATTTTTTATTTTCCACTTGAACCAAACCCACCATCTCCACGAAGTTGAGTTTGTTTTAAATTCTCAAACGCTTCATCATCTAATTCAATGATTTCATATTTGGGCTTTTCAATAACAGCTATTTGAGCATAACGTTCACCTTCTTCAATAGTAACATCTGTATCTCCTAAATTATATATTTTAATACCTAAATCACCAGTATATCCAGCATCTACTGTACCATAGTGAGGTACTAAATCATATTTAAATCCTTTACTAGAACGCAGTTGAATTTGCATCCAATAATTTTGATTATCAGGAATTGTTAAATTTAATCCATTAGGTACTACTGCTTTACCTCTAGCTGGGATTGTAGTTGTTTTTGTACAAGTAATATCAAAGCATGCTGATGTTTGATTATATGCTATTTTAGGTATTACTGCTTTTGGGTCTGTTTTATGTGCGTATATTGTAACCATATTTATAATTTATTTATGTATTCTAATAATTTATTTTTAATTTGTTGTTGTTCATCTTCATTAAGTCCTAATCTATTACTAACCCTATAAGATCCATAACATGTTTCTCTATATAAAAGTTCTTGCATTGAACGTATAACATTAAGATTATACTCATTAATCATGCGTTTTTCTTCTGTTAATTGTTGTATTTCTACAACTTCTAGTTCTTGTGATTTTGATTTCATATTTTAATTTATTTAAAGTTCTTCTAATATTCCTATTATTTCAGCTAATATAAGTCCGAAACCACATAATATAGTTTCATTACCTATTAAAAGCATACATGCTCCTATTCTTATAAAAGATTTTAATAAACTTAAATAAAAATGTTTGTTTGATTTTGATTCTTTTTGTTCCATTTTAATTCATTTTAGTTCCATTAATTTCAATTGCGTGAAGAAATTCTTCACGAATTAAGTTATCTTTTTCCATAAACACACCTGAAAATTTATTTGTAGTCATTGTAGATCCATGCTTTATTCCTCTTGAACTACAGCATGTGTGTTTACATGCAATACTTACTGCTACAGATTTACAATTCATCTTATCAGCAATGTAGTCATGAATTTGTTGAGTAAGTGATTCTTGCATTTGTGGACGACGAGCAAACCATTCTACAATACGATTTAATTTACTTAAACCAATTACATTTTCACCAGGTACATACGCTACGGTAGCATAACCAGTAAATGCTAAATTATGATGAGCACACATACTAATGATTGGAATACCTGATTGAATTACTAATCCATCATATCCTTCATCATTAGGAAATACAGTAATATTTGGTTCGTCTGTTACTGATCCTATAATTAGATCTTTAAGCCAAGCTTTAGCTACACGACGTGGTGTATCAATTGTTTGTCTATCAGCTCCATAATCAAATCCAACTGCATTAAGAAATTTACCATAATGTTTAGTGGCTTCATCAATCATTTTTTCTACTTCTTTTTGAGTACGAGGTAGATTCCCGTTTGATTTTTCTAATAACTTCATATATTATAATATAATTTATTTATACAGTATATCCAAATTTACTGTAATAATTTTTTTATTTGTCTGGCTCCAGAATATTCTTTATAACCTGTTTCAGATATAACTACTAATGAAGGTAAATAATCTATTTCAAATAATTCTTCTAAATCTTCATTCCCTTCAATATTATAAAATTTATAATTAGGTCTAGACTGTTTAATTTGTTCTATAACAGGTTTTATTTCTTGACATGCTGGACACCAAGAAGCATTAAAGAATAAAAGTGATTTTTCTTTACGTTTAATAGATTCTTTAAGTAGTTGTTTATTCATAGTTATAAATATACTATTTTTATACCACTTTATATTTTTTACCTGTAGTTGAATTTTGTTCTAAGATACTAGCAATATGTTCTGCTTCTTCTTTAGTATCAAATTCCCATACTTCATCATTTGTATCTAACATTAACACAGGTAATGTATGTTCTACTCCGTCAATTAATGCTGTAACGTACTTTATTATTGTATATGCCATTTTATGAAATTGATAATGAATATAAAATATGAATATGTAAATCAGTAGCTTTATATTGAGATAAATCTTTATCTCTAGCTATTTCAAAATCAACTGATTTTCCTAATTCAGTTTGAATCCAACATTCTTTAATAAACTCAGTAGAAGTTACTTCATTATCTTCATTACGAGTTACTTTAAATACTGCTACTTTGTGTTGTGTTAATTTTTTCATGTTTGGTGAATTAAAAT